CAGCTCAGGCCAAACTCCCCGTTGGGCATGACCCAACGATGCGATCGGGTGATCGCATTAGGACCCTTTGGGTTCTTGGGAGCGTAGTCGACGAAGCCCTCATAAGGGACTTCTGTTACTACACCCCTTCGAAGAGTCCAAGCGAGCAGAGACGACTCATGAGCGACTAGTCGCTTACGAGTCACTCCCATTACTCTACACCTTAACCCAAATTTAAGTCTTGAGGGACGGATGAAAAGTAATCCGCAGGCAGGATCCACCCGTCATCACCATCAGAACCCAGTGGGATCTGATAGTAACGAGAGGAACCTGCGTATCGCCAAGCAACAGACCATGGCGGGAACAACTCTCGTAAGAGAGTAGCTCCACGTCGAGATCTGTAAGCAAAGCGACAGAGGCGGTTGCCAAGACGCAGAACTTCAGCGTCGAGGTCAATGGGCTCCTTCTGATATACTGGAGTAACTTCTTCACCCTTGAAGAAGTGTCGTCCGCAGCTTTCATAAAAGTTTCCTTCCGTAAAGGATTTAGTCCTGTTCGTCTGGAAACCCATGAACGCTAGGGAACGAATGACAAGCTCCGAGCTTTCGCTCGGAACAATAATGTCATCTCCGTAGATCAGAGGAGCTGCACCGATTGACATAAACGACAACACTGAGCTGGAGACAGCCCAGAAGATAAGGGTTTCGAGTTCAAAGGTGAACCCGTTGCCCATAGACGAGAACTTTTGTAAAGTGATCGTCGTCCCATCTGGCAGGTAAGCCTGATGGGATCTTAAGTCGTCGAGGGCAATGGCCCAGTCAACCGGCAAGAGCTCGTAAACGAGCTCCAGCGCGACAGAATCACTTGCTGCCTTGAGATCAAGGGTAGCAAGGCGTAACTGGTAAGCGGCCTTAGCCCCTTCCTGGTTAGCGCTCTGGTCATCCAGATCGATTCCGACCCTTTGAAGTCGCTTCCGAATATACGCACCGGCTCCTTTCTGAAGGAAGCCATTGGCGCGCGGTTCTTTAGCGATAACGCGGTGGGTTTTCGCGTTTTTCGGTACAGTATCGATCACACACGCCTCAGTCAAACTGAAACAAGTGCGTAACAACGAGAAGGGCAAATGAATGTCCTCCACATTTATACCAAGGATCGCAGACGACCAATGAAGGTCACCCTCGATTACCTTCCTGATTAAGGGAAGGGATCTTCGAGATACCGAAATAGGGAGTTTGTGCATCTTTGTATCGACAAAGGCACTCCGACGTGGAATATCGTCGGTAGCACCTGGTCCCCAACCAAACCTTTCATCAATGCAGAAGACGCTAAACGGACCAAGAAGAGAGGAAATTTTCCTCTTCGCCATTGAGATAATGGCGGAGATGGTGGGATCAAGCCCACCTTTCCGGCTCTCGATGATACGTCTATTCGTTTCTGCACAAGATGATTCGGAGGATGCGAATCTCCGAAGCGCTTCTGCCTTTAAATCCAGGCCGGTCTCGAGGCCCTTCCATTTTGATAGGAAGGAGACTACGAGATAGTCTAGACGGAAGGCATGAGCATCAAGGTAATCTCCAATGGGTAACTCCATCTCGGCTAGAGCAAGCTGATCATGCTTGAATCTGAGCCAAGCCCCAAGGGAGATCGGTGTATCAACCGTTTTGCATAGAGCGAAAAAGATTTCGCTCATGCGGGAAGACCCGTTATGCATAGTCGAGGTCCCTTCAGTACATCAGAAGACGTTCTGGAGGGTTTCCACCATGGCCGTGAGCTGCGTCTCCGCGAGCAAGAAGTCTGCGTATTTGCGCAGATCCTTGCGATCTTGAAGAAGAGCCCGTTCGGACATGATGAACTCGATGTTGCAGCGGGGCGTATAGGCGATCGTCGGGCTCGGGGTGTACCCCGAGTCCGACACGCCCAACGCTTCCACCTTCGGCGTATGAATGCCGATTTTCACGCGGTTGACCCGGGAATCCGAGTTCTGGCCAGCGGCGGCAGGGGAGGGACGGACGAGCTGCATCGAAATGCGGTTGTACGCAATCGAGGCGGTGCCTGTCTGATCTTCCCACCACCAAACGCCTTTCGGGTCCGGACCGAGGGGGATGAAAGTGTGAGCCACAGGGGTCGCCTGTGCGTCGTTCAGAACGATGTTTACAACTGCCGACATAGGATTTTCCTATTGATTGAGCCACTGAAGAACACCTCAGAGGTGTCGGGCTCGGGTGGAGGTAAGTGACGTCTAGCGACGCCGAGGTTTAAGCGACTCCATGTGCGCATCCCAGAGGCTGAGCCCTTTCGGGTGATCAAGCCACTTGATGCGCTTGTCAGAGGGAATCACTGATCTGCCGTCCTTTGTCAAAGGGACGTTCCCATAATCTCTCTGGTGCTCCAAGGACTTGATCATCTGTCCAAGGAGAGCCCCACCAGAGACGAGTCTACGCCAACCAAGTCTGGGATCAAACTTGGGAGCTCGAGGAAGGGGCGACACGCTAAACAAGGCGCGTCGGAACCCGTTCTCGGTTGCAGTACCAAGCGTATTCAAGGTGAAAGTAGACCCGTCGAAGGCTCTGTCATTCTGAGAGTATCTCTCAGCAATAGAAGCAGAGTAACCCGACGAGCTGTATCCACCAGTGAATACGTTGCGGTATATGCAAGCAGACTCAAAGTTTCTGAGGTAGCCCCCGATGTCGACAAACCAGTCGGCAACGAAGCTGTAGGGTGTTAACTCCCAAGCCACAGAAACTGGGTTAAGACTAGTGAATCCTGCGAGGGACTCAATAGCAGAACCAGACAGCGAATAGCTACACACGAGACGGACTCTGTTTTTAACATAGTTGTCACGTGTGAGCTTGAACGCCGTCGTACCGTTGCCAGCTGAAGAGTGGCTCTCATCATTCGTCTTCGCAGACGCTTTGAGAACGAGCTTCCTCGGACCGCTAGGCTCGGTGAGTAACCTCTTGCCACCGTTATATATGGTAGAAGCCAAAGGCTTCCATCCATACGTAAACTCCAGCCAGAGGTTCCCCCAGTCACGGGGGTTCGAACGCCGCATTTTGCGGAGAGTGATAAAGGCATTTCTCATAGCCTTGACACTATCGGACATCATCTTACGAGTCTTGTGAGACTCGGCAAGATCTATCGAGATGTCCACGTCCCCACGTAGCTGATCGTAAAGCCTTGACAGGGCCTCATTATAGCACGTGGCATCAAAACCAACTAGAGAAGCAGCGGGATAAGGCTTGATAACACCACTTGTGATGGTGTAAGAGCCGGCCCCGTTATCGGCCACTTGTGTGCCCGAACCTGCGATGCTGGTTTTGTGGGTGAAGGAAAACGGGTTTGGGGTTTTCTTGTTACCCTTAACCGAATTCCATGCGGTTAACCAATCAAACTCAGCCCCTGCCAACTGGATGACGGAAGTATCCGGTTGACCGGGGATGTGATTGATGATAGACCGTACACCCAAACGCTCAGTGAACGTTAGTGCTTTCGCGCCTTTAGCTCGCTGAGGGCGACGAACCCAGGATTTCCGTTTCTTACGCGGAACCCGGGCTTTGATAACCACAGGTTTACTTCGCTTCTTAGCGACTTGCTTAAGCTTGGCGCGAATGCGCTTCTGCTTTTGCCTATCGTCAAGAGCGAGAAACCAGGGCTTCCTCCATAAATCCCAGAGTAGAGGGGAGATACGAGGAGTCGCGTTGCTTTTTCGGCTCGGATGTTTATTCATCGCAATTCCAAAACCGCCGTGAGGGATACCTCATTCGGCGTGGCGGAGTTGGAGCCGAAGGGAGGTCAGGTGACTAGCCTGAGGACCCAGAGAAATAGCCCCGTGAAAGAGCTCCCAAACTATACTGTAAACTTGCCCGTATGGTCGACCATCCACCCCGATGTTTCGAGGTAAATGTCCTCCCAACCCA